CGTTGGTTTTCTGCTTTGTCTATTTCTATCATAAGATACTGCTGGGCATTGTTTTCTTCGGCCATAGCCTTGTCAATCTGCCCATCAAAGCGCAGATAGTCAGCATAGGTGGCATGGACAGCAAAACGATAGAACTCTAAGGGAATGTCTGTGGATGCCGCCGTGTATGGCCCACTCCACTCTTTGTAATAATTAACCCAGAACGAACTATTGTTGGAGAAATTATTGATAACGTGCGCCCCATCAACATCTACATAGAACTCATACTCTACAGAGCTATTAAGATTGAGGGGATTGTCGCGGAAGATGCGATTAAAGCTATCCACCGTCGAAATGCCAGCATAGACGGCTGTGCCGCTGCCAGTGTAAGTTTCTGTGCCAGTGCCAGTGGTTAAATCATAGGTGAACACAGAAGCACTCACTTCTGTAATCTCATAGTCGCCATCTGGTTCCACCGTGCCAGACAAACCAGCAATCGTCACCGTTGCACCCGTAAACATAGCGTAGGGTGCGCTTGTAGTGATAGTCACTACACTTCCACTACGAGTTGCAGTGCTGATAGTGTAGGTTGCCCCCGCAATAGCGTCACGGCTAATCAGCCCATTAGTAGCTGGACGTAATTCGCCGCCCACAATGTAGCGCGGCCAGCTTGAAAAGCTACGATAAGCCTGATACAACCTACGGTTCGCATTAGCCAAGATGCGCGTTTGCTCAGTGGTCGTAAAGCTGCTGTTGCCAGTGAGCGCAAGTACGTCTGCATAGAAACTTGTGTAGGTGTTGCTTTGCATTATAGTTTATTCGGAGATAGATGCGGAAATTTCTTCTGAAAATACTTCATAAAGCCCTTGGAATGAATCTCGGCGTGTCCATACTTCTGCTGCATACGGAAGAACTCCCATTCTGGAATCACCCCTACGCAACGCCCCAACCCCTGCACCTCTCTGGCCGCAACGTGTGCCTTGGCCTGTTCTGCCGCCTCAATTTCCTTCTTGTTTTCCATCTGTTTCTTCAACTCCATCCCAGTTGTGATTTCGCGGATTAACGCTCGATTAACCTCACCATCAGAATATCTTGGGAGCTGAGTAATTATGTTCATGCACTAAAAAGGGGCATACCCTTAAAGGTATGCCCCAAGTATAGCAAGACTAGTTTGTGCTTACTGTGTAGGACAATCCATCTGCCGCCACGCGAGAACCCAGCTCCCAGCCGTGAGGTCATCTACCGTGCCATTAAACTCCATCAACATCGTTTTTGCCGATGTCGTGTTATTGGCGTAGCCATTAACAACATTGGAGGTAGTATGCGTACCACTGTCTGTGCCAACAAAGGCATCGCCAGTGTTCCAAAGAACCTGAGTAGCACCGTCAACGTCGCCGTTGTCAATGAACTCATCAGGGTCAGCACCCGTAACACCGAAGTCGATGGTAAGGTCAGTTGCGCCAGCAGGGTCTACCACTTGGTAAAGCACCGCTGTATCTACAATACCGCCCTTTGGCAACGAACCAACAGCGCGTTGATTGGCAGCACTGATAGTGGAGAGCCAGCCAGTGGTTTGTAAATCGACATAATCAAATGCCAATTTGTGTGTGAAGCCTTGTGCGGCTTCGTTGATAGTTAATTTAGCCATGTTAATAGTTCCTTAGTTAATGGTTAGGCAATCGCTGTGATTTTGCCGTGCGCTCCGGGATGTTTCACCAGAAGTGTGAGTGTGCTGTCAACATAACCACGGTCGCCGCCGCCAAGGTTAGGAAGACGTGTCGAACCAAGGCTGATAAGCTCCGCAACCCCGTAGTAGTCAGGATTGATAAGGTAACCAGTGTCTTTGTTCGATGTGTCAGGAGCGCAGTCAGGGTTCATGTTGACGATGCTCACCATGCCGTGGTCGGACTCATACATCTCAACAGCGAGCTTGATGGTCGAAACCTCGCCATTGTACGTCACTTGACGAACCGAGTAGTCAGAGCTGCCAGAGGTACGGGCATAATCGCTGATAACGCGACGGAGGGCTGTGTCAGCAACCAGCGTAAGGCTGTTTGTTGTGCCAGTGACGCGATAGATGCTGGTGATGAGGTTGTTGAACACTGTCTCTGTCACCGCGCCAGACGCGCTAATGCTTGCAGCAGGAGTGCGATAGGCAGCAGGAACGTCCGCTGGGCCAGCGGAGTCAATCCAGTCGCCAAGGCCACGCAGACCGTAGACGGTGCTACCACCATCTTCGACCGAGCGGTCATTGTTGGACATCAAAGTCGCTTCGATGTCGCGCTTGATTTCACGGACGGCTTTCGCCTCCGCTTGGGCAATCTTCGCTGGGCCAACCGAGTCAACAGCGTTCTGAAGGTCAGACACCATGAAGTCACGGCGGAACTTTTGAACATAGTTGCCAAGGCGAGCGCGGCCAGCAAACTTGTCGGTGAAGGCAGTGACATCAGAACCTTCCGCAACACCCGTTGTGACGGGAGCAGAAAGGCTGTCCACTGTCCACTCAACAAAAGTGGCGGAAGCTTTGGATTTAGGGGCGGACGACAGCACAGGAGTTTCCTCTGGTGCAAGAATCGTCAATACGTCAAGCAGGTCTTCGCGGTTTGATACCGCAGAACCCGGATTGGTTGTGTCGAATGTGTTAGAAAAGGCCATTGTGTTAGATAATTACTTACGTTTAGAAATTTGTTGCGTTCGGAGGGCTATGAAGTCACTCACTGCATTAGTCTTTAAGAACCTCTCGTTGATGTCTCTCTCCTGCTTCTGCTGACGACCTTCGGGCTGCTCAGTTTGAGCTGCCGAAAAACCGGGCGAAGAAGGCGGGTTGATTGAGGCTTTGGGCTTGTCTATGTTGATAGACTTGCGGCCATAAATAGAATTAGCGGCGTGTGCCACCATATACTCCATGTAAGGCTCTAGGTCAGGGACGCTATCCATAGCCTTTCTGAGAAGGGGACTGCCCTTTAATATCTCATATTGCTTACGAACATCGTTATCCTCACCACCCATCCATTCCAATTCCTGTCTAGCAGCAACGTCCATTTGGCCGCGAAGGGCTTTACGTTGTTCACTAGCCTGTAGTTCACGCAACTGCGAGGGAAGAAAGTCTTTGCGAGCTTTTTGAGCATCGCGCAGGGCTTTCCGCACTTGCAATTTTGTCAACTCCTGACCGTTCACTGTTGCCACTACGTCATCCGCCGCCAAATGCTCATTGTTCCATAGCACATCGTCGGCCCATTCAATCACCTCATCGACTTCTTGGGTTTTAGCCTGTAAGTCGGGAAGGGTCTTGATAGACGCATAGGGATTGTCTTTGGTTTTCTCAGAAGCGAGTGGGTCGCTGTTATTGCGATTGTTTAACTCATTCCGAAGGGCAGCAAGCTGTTCCTCGGCGTGTTTGCGTTTAGCAGTGAGTTCCCCGAATCGGGCCACGGCACGCGAACCTAGCTTTTCAGATAGTTCGCGCAGTTCCGCTTCTGACATATTCTCTAAATCAACTTCGTTTGAAAGAACATCCTTTGGCTTAGTTGGTTCCTTTGCTTCGGTGGGGCCGCTCTCCTTAGTCGGCTGCACTTTACGCTCTGGTTCCTCCTGAGTCTTGGGTTCTGAAGCCGTAGGAGCCGAGGGCGGTTGCCCTTGGGTCTTCTGGCTAATACGATGGCGTGCAAGTTCTGCCATTGTAATGTTGGACTTTACCACTGGGTTACTATCAGCACCCCCAGCGTTGGGTGCAGTTACTTCATCAGACATAGTTTTGTGCCGCTTGTTAACGACCAGCGAAGTCGATAGACAGATAATACCACCCCTTTTTGATGCTTGACGTATTTATGTTAATCTATCTCATATATTTATGTTATGCAAAGCCTTGTAATAAACCACTACAGCACAAACCCAAATGCTTGGGTTGCCCCAGAACACTATTACATTGCCAAGAGTATGCGCCGCCATAAGGGAGAACTCATCATCCCAGAACACAGCATCTTTAAGTATAGCCGTGAGAATCCCCCGTATTGGATGGCGGGAGACGTTAAGATAAAAAACACACAACGATGAACCGCTATCAGATTAAATGGACTCAATATCTCCGTTCTGGGAACGACAGATTGCCTAATGATGCCGAGGTGCTGTGTGCTGGCGAAACGCCGATGTGGGCAGCAGACGCTCAAAAAGCCATCATTTCCATGAAAGAGAACTTCCGTGGAATAAAAATAGTTTCAGTCGAGGAATACAAGAAATAAAATTATTTGCTTGACAAGGGGCTAGATTTAGTCTCATACTCTGTTTTTCTTTCTTGTTTCTTTTTAATTTTAAGCTGTAAGCCGCAAGCTATTTAATTAAAAGCTATGAGCTGCATGGCCGCCGAAAAAGGCCATGTGTAAGGCTACCCCTATTAAGGAAGATTATCTGTCTTCTTAATAACGTCTTTAGCTTCTGTAAGCTGCAAAATGCTGTCAAAAGCAATTATCTGCCCGCTAATCTGCTGGATGTGTTCTGTCTTAGCCTCCAGCAGAGAGCTAATAGCATCCTCCCTCATCTCTTGGATTTGCTTGAGCAGTTCGCCAAACGGCTTGAAATTACTGAGGAATACAAGGTCTTTTTGCATAAAGATTATTTGGCCGAGCGCACCATCTCAGAAAGCGTGTTGGCACGTTTGCCCACTTGCTTGGCCCATTTGCTATCCATCATCTGTTTAGACGCTTCTTGATAGTTTTTATTAATCAAGGCTTCACGGGTTTTGGCAAAGCCAGCCAGCTTAGTTGCGCCTAAATTAAAGGACATATCAATCACAGCTTTCTGAACACTCTCTGGCTGCTCAGAAAGATTGGGAAGCCAATTGTTAGCGTCCTTAGTGGCCTTAGCAATAGACCTTTCATACAGGCTCCTAATGACAGGCTCTGTAAGTCTAATCTTGCCAGCAATAACTTCTTTAACATTGTAGCCCATACTAGCCAATATCTTCTTATTATCCTTGTCGGCTAAGTTAAAGCCAATGCCAATGGTGGGATTGCCTTCAGTGTCTTCGTAGGCGTATTCACGGATACCTTCGTGCAGGCGCACTTGTTCGTATAAGCCTTGCCCAAAATCTGGGGTAGGAGCAGCTTGCTTGGTAGCTGCAACGGCAGCCATTGGAGCTGGCCCCTGCTGCGGGGCAAAGTTTACATTAAACATTGGTTGGTTCACTGTTGTGCCATCTGCTGAGTGTTCATTTGACCAACAGCAGCAGGCTGCGTCCCAATCTTCCCTATCTGGGCGTTCTGCATTTGCTGCATCTGGAAGATGTATTGGGCGTGATACTTTTCGAGTCGGCCCTTGAAGGCTTCGTCTTGCTGCAATCGCTGGGCAACGTCTGGCTGCTGGGCGTATTGGGTGATGACTTGCAGCGCAATTTGCGCCCCATTTGGACGGGCTGGCATTTCAATAGCGGACGAGATTTTTGTAAGGTCATCGGTTACTTGTTTGACAATCTGTTGCTGTGCTTGCTCGGCTGGCTGCAAGATAGCGTCGGCCAACATTGGGTCAATCGCGGCAGCCGCCATGTCCAACAAAGCATCCACATTGATGCGGCCATTCTTGTCGAGCTGCAATAACGACACAAGCTGATTGAGCTTTGCTTCTTGTGTCTCTGGGTCGGTGTTGAGGACATCAAAATTAATCATGATGTCAAAGTCCTCATCAGGATTGCCCTTATCAAACCGCTGTGGGTCAGGCACACCTGTAACACGGAAGAACACTTGTTCTGGGCCAAAGCGTTGATAGCACTTAAAAGACATCTTGATGACATCGCGCACATGACCCAAGAACTTATCCACAAAGAACTGCTGCTTAATAGACGACAAAGGATTTGTTGGGTCTAGGCCAACAAGATTGTCAGCCGTTTTGAGCTGCGTGTTCTCCATCTCTACAGAACCCGCATTATATTGCGGCACAGGGCCAAACTGGAACTCACCAGCACGGCGATAGGGAACGTAACGCCCCGGCCCCCAGTCTTTGGGTTCATTGCCCACAGGGTGTAGCACAGGAGGCAGGGTAGCCATGCTGTTGCGGTCAATGCGGCTGTCGCGTTCTACCTTCACTTGCCATTGAATACCACGCAGCAAGTCAGAAACATTCTGTGTATCGTAAAGACGCTTGCTGTTCTCAAAGAGCCGTGTAACAACCACAGGATAATCCTCGTAGCCATTCATCAGCTCAAATTTGGCATAAGCAGGCACATTCTGCGCCTCTTTCTTGCGGTCTAGGTCACGATGGAATACGGTGCAGTAGATGCCTTCCGAATTATCTTCTTTGTCAATTAACCGTTGATAGCCATACACCACTTCAATGAGTTCATTGGCCTCATAAATCTGTGTGGTGAAGCCATAGTTACGGCGGCCATTAAGTTCTGTCTCAATCGCGTTCACTTTAATCCCGCGATAATGCTCAATTACGTAATCTACCCATTCTTTATCCCAGCCTTCTGTGCCAACCTTGTTTTGCAACTCTTGGGCTGTGTAGTAGGTGCGCCAGAAACAATAAGGCGAACGCTGTGGGTCTGTAACGTAGGACGGGAAGAAGAAGTCCCCGTCAGGGCTAAGGGTTTTGACTAGAGGACAGTCAATC